ATCCCTGAAGGGTGTCATTCGCCATCGACCGGCCCCCCGCTTAAATTAAGCGATACGGATGATCGCGTTGCTCGCGTCAGCCGTAGGGAACTGAATCGTGAAAGTACCAGAAGTCGAAGTTTTGTTCGAACCGAAGTCCAGAACTGCCACCGCTGGATCGCCTGCTTCTGTGTCGTTATAGATCAACGCACCACGAGCAGTGATGGTTGCAGTTGTAAACGACAAGTCCGCAAAGTCAGTAATAGCAGTAGTGCCAGTCGCTGTCGGAGTTACGTTCGTTAGAGTGCCGCCACCAGCGGTATAAGAACCGGAGTTGCTTACTTCGTTAGTTGCAGAGTATGCAGTTGTCGAAGCGTTCAAAGTCGCGGTCGCGGTATACAGCGCAAGCTTGAAAGAGTCGCCAGTGCTGTTAGTAAAATCATGAACACCCTTCAAAAGTTCTACCTTGAACGATGTGCACATTGCATTGCCAGAAAAGGCCATATCACAGTCTCCTAAGTTGATCAGCCAGATCTTGGAACCCAGCATCTCTGATTTGAGCGCACATCGTGGCTCTGTCTTCTTGCATTGCCATAGTAATATAATGGCGAACTATTTTCAACATATGCTCGCGATAAGCTTTCGCTTGCTCTCGGATCGCTGGGTGAGCATTCTCTGATACTGATATTAGCTTATCAACACACATTTCGGCAATAGCGTCTGGTGAGTGCCCACCTTTCTCTGATGTAACCACGTTAATATCAAAGTCAGGCATATCCATCTTTATGTTAAACATGTCTTAGCCTTTATAAAGCAAGCCGTCTTTCGGCTCCGGTGGTTGTGTGAACAGAGAATTCTTCTTGACTGTAAATTGCCCGTTGTCGATCTCAAGGCGAAGCGGATCATCAAGGCGATGATATCCGTAAAGCCTTTCTTCTGGCGGCACATCTGTATCCATCAATGAAGATGTGGGCGAGATCACCACGGCACAACCCTTTGCATTCAAAATGCCGATCCAGAACTCAACGCAGGCACGGCCTGCTTCTGCAACGTAAATGTTCTGGCGGTATGCATAGTCGAGCCCGAACAAATGAAGCTCTGATACCTTAGTCGCTGCAGCAAAACCCATTGCGTATGCGGGGGTGTTGTTAAAATAAAACTGCCCAGTGCCCTGCATTACTTCCTGAAGCGGAAAGCCCACCACGCTTGGGCACCGATCATCCGTTGTACAGCTATAAATCGGAAACGGCTGCTCACGAGTAATTAAATTTCTCATTGTCATTGTCTGGTTGCCGGCCACATCATCATCGATAAACCGCGATGGTGGATCCATCATGAACATGCGATCACATGGGAACACACTCCCAGTGGCATTGATCGTCCAGACCTCATCATACTCAATAGAATTACAGCGCGCTGTGATATACGCACCGGCTGAAGAACCCATCGCCACAATAGCAACACGTTTACCTTTGAGATCAGGTAGTTCCATTATTTTCCCCTTCGTTTGCAATCTTAACGGCGAATGAATTCACCATCACGATAGTTGTCCCGCATGCTGCGGATACCGACACCACCAAGCTGTGCGAGTGCTTCCTGATAGCGCTGTTCATAAAGGTTTAGCATATCTGCCTCACCTTTCATGTAAGTATATGCTTCGATCAAACAGCCGTAAAGCAAAGCGGTCTCTGCATTGTCACCCAGCCACGAAGTGCCAGTAGTAACGATAGACGGTGGATCAAAATAATAATGAAGCTCGACTGTGTAGTCTGCATCAGGAGTCGGGCCCAGAATAAAGTTACCGCTTCCGACTGTATCATCACCATCAAACTGCCCATAAAACTGAGGCAGTGCTTGCGTGGATGCAGACGGATATGCCTCACGAATGAAGTTCACATCTTTATCGAGTAGATAATTGTAATCCCCACTACCATCAACGACAGCGATAGAGAACACAGCAAGAAAATCAGAAGGTCTTGCAAGATATTGATTTCCCGAAGATGTGGAGGCAGTCACATTCTTGCGAAGCTCCGGAATCATTACGGAACGGTATATCCGCTCTTCCGCCTGACGGACGAAAGTCGGGATCTGATTCACGAAGGTTGTTTCTTCGTTTTCAGTATAGTCTTTAATGGCCTGAACCAGTTCCGTGTAATTCATTTATCAGCCCCGGCTGAAGTTGCCGCCTCTGGTTGCTGCGCCCATACCACGGCACATGCCGCCTTGAGCCATACCCTTAACGCCACGGCCCTTCAGGATGTCAGCCTGAGTTACCTTGCCGTCTTTGTTCAGGTCTGGGAAGCTGCCGCCTTTTGCTTTCTTCATAACCTTGCCACCGGCTTTGCGGCGTTGTGGCATAAGAGACTCTGCATCACGCGCTTCACGCTCTGCCGCGCGATTACCACGCTCTGCTGCGCGGCGCTCTTCTGCTGCAATTTCTACTTCGCGAGGGCGAGGAGAAGGGACACGGGATCTTTTAGGTGCGGGCATATCAACCTCACGAAGTTGTAACTGTTACGGTTCCTACTGAACCTACCATATAAATCAAAGGATTCCCAATAGGATTCCATCCGAACAAACCACGACTCTCTGCCAGAGAGGTATCTGGGCGCGGGTTGCGAAGCGACTGTGGATCTGTAATTTTTAACCGGCCAAGAAAATTCTGCGGCTGATCCGGATCCACCACATCTCTTCCCACACGGAATCCAGTGCGTTGTCCGTCTTGATATTCCCAGACAAGTTCATTGAGCGGATAACGAAATCCGGTTTTGTCACAGTATCCATAAGCATATTTTCCACGAGCATAACTCAAGGGTATGCACTCCAAGGTGTGAAGTATGACGATGCACGATCTTGATCTTCCGAAGCTGCCATTTCGAACTGGCGCTCATATTCCTCACGAAGCGCCTGTGCGCGGCCTGCAGCCTCTGGCTTTTTCATTGCAATCTGGAATGCTAGTCCAGAAACCAGTGCAGGAACAAAACGAGGGGGCACACCAGCACTGCCTGAGATGCCCGCAGAGAGGCCATCAATGCCCTTCAGGCGGTAATAGAACAACGTATAGTCTGAGGAGTCTGGGACGGGCCACACAGTGGCTGTGACGTTGCTTATACCCCGATCCACATAAATCTGGACGGGGCGGCCAGTGGTGTTCTTATTTGTTTGCTGCGCATATGTTGCAACACTAATCCGCTCAAGAGCAGTGTCGATTTGATTTACACCAGTGCCAGTGCGAAGCTGATGCTCAATCAGATCAACTGTATCTGTCGGCATTGTGTATGTTGCCGTTCCTGCGGTGAGCGCCTGTGTGCCGGACTCAATCGTGAACAAATTCAAGCCACGGTTCTGCCACTCAAGAGTCAGCATATTCAAACTGCGGCGAGCGGTGCGCAGATCGTAACCCGTCCGCATTTCAAGACCGGCGCGCTCATACGCCTCTTCAAACAGTTCTGCTAGATCAGGTGTTACAACAGCCATGTTACGGCCTCCGAAGCATACCGCCGATGCCCATTGCTAGCGGATTTCTTGCACCAGATATAGCATTCTGCAAACTGGAATACGAGGTGCCGTAAGGTGTGGGCGCAGGCAAACTTCCCGTGGGTTGCGTTCCCATAGCAGGCGCTGCAGGCGCTGCAGGCGTTGCAGCCGATGGCACCGATACATTCGGAGCAGGAGGCCAAGGCAAATATGAAGGCCACCAAGGTGGGCGCTCACCGGGAATCTGGGTAGGATCTGCAATAGTAGGTTGAGTTCCAGCCTCTGGAATTTCTGGAACAGGGCCATTAGGGCCAGTATCCAATCTGGACTGAGCAATCATTTCCTGCATGGTGCGAGCTTGTTGAGCTTCTAACCGCTTACCGTAATCTGTAAGTTGCCCATCAATACCATAACGTGGAGCAAATGCGCTCGCAGGACGAGCAACCTTCGTAAAGCCAGTAAGCGCCCTTCCCAGCATTGCCCCCGGCATGAGATTGCCAAGAACTCCCATAATACCTTGAGGTTCCTGAGCAGCAGCCATAGCTGCCTGATTCAATGCAAGCTTATCAGTAAGGCCCGGAGTCCCTGCCGCAGCCATGCCAAGGTTTTGCTGCCCGTAATTCGGATATGTCTTGCCGCCCACATATGGCTTTGTGATGACATCCATACTTGCGTCACCGGGGCCACGAGCATAATCGCGAGGACTATTCAGGTCATTGCCGCCGCCGAACAAGCCGCTAAAGAAACCGGAAATACCTCCGCCGCCACCGCCACCGCCAGTAGCAACAACCTGCTTATCACTCGCAGATTTAGGAGTTGCTCCCGCAGAGAAACTTCCCTTTGCGCCTTTTGTATTTGCTTGTTTTTGAGTGGGCTGCTTTGCCATCGTTAGCTCCTATGTCGCGCCGTTTTTT